TCCCGTTTTTAGGTTAGAAATAGTTGTTATTATCTCTTTTGGTTTTAACACCTGCATTACGTTACGACCTCTCTCGGCTGTATTTCTAATATTGAAGCTATGACGTGCAGCTCGTTCGCGTCAGAAGCTTGTACTTTTAGGATCTCACTTTCCTCCATAACTAGAGGTTGAGTTAAAAGTTCTGTTGTTGTGTTAGAGGATATAGTCTTAGATTTAAACAAACTGAATATGTTAGATGATGAATCGACCAACGTAATCGTTATGTTAGCCCCGGACCCTGCATCCTCAGACACTAAGATAGATTTAACGACTGCGGTCTTTGCAGTGGGAACCGTGTACAGAGTTGTAAGATCTGTCGTTGTTAAGTCTGCTTTTTTATTTATAAAACTGTTAGCCATTATTGTAAAAAGAAATTAAATGCTTCTACCTCATCTTTAAGTTCTTGTTGAAACGTTGTGTTTAGTTTTTGAATTACAGCATCAAGATCTCTGACCTGTGAGTCAGCCACAGACTGTCTGTATTCTTTACTGGGTCTTGTTAATACTTGTACTATCTTTGCCATTGTTTTTCCTTATGGAGCATAACTATCATCTGGATCGTATGGATCATTATAAGTTGTTATATCTTGTCCATTCACAGTGGTAGTTGTTTCACCTCCAGCGTACGTATCAGACTCTCCTGTGTAATCTAAAGTTTTACCTGTGATATCTTTTGTCGGCATTGCAAACTGTCCAATACCTTGATTATAATTAAAAGCAAATTCTCTTGGAGTCATTGTTTTACCTCTAACTGAATCTCTATATCCTCTTATCTTAGCTCCTGTTGTTAAATAGGCTCTTAATTCTGCTTCAGCTTTTGCTTTCTGACTTTTTTGAAAGTCTGTAAGATCTTCTTCGTCTTCAAACTGGTCAATATAGTCTTGATACATCTCTCCTAAACTTTTTGAACCAAAAGCACTTTCAAAATTTTTACCTGCAAGGACACCTGTTGTAATTTTATTGTCCACAACATTGACGCCTCCAGGTTGATTTACATACTGGTAATCAAAGGCAGGTTTACTTCTACCTAATGGTAAAAACTGAGAGGCAAGACCACCAGCTAAAGCAAAGAGAGGATTAGCTGCTCCAGTAAGAAGTTCACCAACTGTTAAACCTGCTTTTACTCCACCCGAAAATAAAGGACCTCTTGCAATGTTTCTCATAATCCCTGTAAACCTATTGTCTTGTGGTACACCAACGTTTCTTGCAGCATTTAATTCACTTGCAAATATTGGAGTTGCATCTATAATACCACCTGTAGTCGCTTGATTAGCAGGTACTTGATTAGCCGCATCAACTGCTAATAGTTGGTTAGCAAAATTTTGAAAATCTTCTAATCCTGCTGTTTCATCCATAACACCTGTTATGGCACCCTTATCAAAATTTTTCATGAACTCAAATCCAGCTTCAGTCCTAGGTTTCATTCCTAAAGATAAACCATATGGACCTAAAGCTACCGCTTGAAAAGGTAAAGAAAGAGTTGTCCTTGCTATAGGACCTAAAGTTTTTGTGATAGGGCTTTGTAAAACTTTTTCAAACAGTTGTCTTTGTGCAGGTGTTCCTCCACCAATATTACCAGGTGCGTTTCCTCCAAATATACTCGTAAGGCCTCCTTTTATATAAGTAGCAGGATTTTTAACGTATTTTTGAAAAATTGTATTTGTTGGTAATGCTCCTTTTCCTTTGTAATTAAAATCAAATCCTTTAAGGTTTGAACCTTTTCCAAAGCCCCCTTCCGCAACAATATTTTTTGCTATTGTACTATAAGGCATATTCTGAACGGCTGTTTGGACTGCTGCTCGTTCTCCTGCTGGTGCACCTCTATATAAATAATCTACTATGCTCATTATCTTCTACCATCCGGTTGTATATCTAATCTAAACGTGCCTAACTTCCAGTCCTGACCAGATCCTGTGTTTGCTACTTTAAGAGCAATCGCTCTTGCTCTTGCTCGTGTGTCTACTTTAGTTGTTGATGAGCTAATTGTAAAGGGACCTAATGATGAGCTTGATGCTGTATCATTTGAATAATTACGTAAGTTTAAAGTAACTTGTGAGTTACCTGTCTGTGAAATAAAATCTGGTATAAATCTTCTAATCTTCATGATGAACTCACCGTCACCTCTAAGTTCTGCTGCAGGTCCAGTGCCTCTTGATATTTTTTGTGTAATGTCAAAATCACCAGATGTAATGTTGGCTGTAATAGCTGTAACTGTTCCACCCTTAACTTGATCGGTTCCCGTTTCGTGTTGATAGTATGTTGAGATACCGTCCGTGTTTCCTTGTACATAGGTCGATGAACTTGATCCTTCAACACCATCAGCATCATACTCTAACGCGTGAGGTTTACCAAAGACTGCTGAATCTTGCCACGCGGTTCTTGCTAATGTTCCAATCGTCCACACAGGTCTTTGTGGTGATGAGTCAAAATAATTATAACAAACCATTCTGTTTACTACAGAAGATGTTGACGTTGGATAGAACCACATAATCTCACCAAACAAGTTGTTAAGTCCTGCAGATATCATTTGATTACCTGAATCTAAATTAATATCATCGTACACATGGTCTTCAACTAAACATGGTAAAGATTCGAGTGAACCTGCATATTTAAAGAAACCATTCTCTGATAACCAGTAGGCTGCACCATCTACTTCAACAACTGCGTTTTTACCTGCAAGGCCACAGTTTGTGCCTGCTTGCTCAAAGGCAAAGGTAAATGGTTGACCTACGAAACGCATCGTAAACAAAGCCGTATCAGTATAAACATAGATCGCATTTCGACCTCTAATACCTCCCATGATTCTTGATCCATCAGCGAGTCTTTGTGTGCCTGCTGTATTAGTTGCCGTAGGTGTATAAGTATTGATATCCTCTTGGTCAGAGAATCGAACAAACATATCATCTTGTGTAGTCTTTGTACCAATCGTAGTTTCTGTGCCAAAAAATACTAAGTGTCGATCTGGTGTTGATACTAACATGTGTCTTGATGCTGTAGGTGCACCTGAAATAATAGAAGCTCTTGTTGATGTGGCAGCTGTAATAGAAGAGTCCCATTCAAAGACCTCACCATTACAAATCAAACAAATAGCTTTGTCACCAAAGTTATCTAATGACCAAAACCCTGGTTCAATAACTAAGTCACCTGATGCAGCCTCACCCCATGCTACGAAGTTCGCGGAACTTGTAACGGTTGCTCCACCAGAGTGTGATGCTGCTGTAGTATTTCTCACACCTCGTGTTACTCCAGATAGTGTATTAGATGTGATGCCTGTGTAAGATATTTCTTCTGTGCCTATTTGTATAAAGTTTGTGCCTGAAGATGGAAACTGCGATGCGTCTGTTAATGTTATACTTGTTGCAGAGTCTGTGATACCAGAAGCTAGTGTTGTTGAAAAAGCCCCAACCTCAGTTCCACCCCAAGTTCCCAGTGACCAACCAAAACCTTGCGCTTGTACATCTGGACCTACACGATAATAATGTCTTACTCTAATACCACCAGACTCTGATGCCCCGGACCCTGATTCATTAGACGGCATCGTAATAGTAATAGTGTTAGATGCAGGAACCGTTGTGACCATAAATCTTATGTCATCAAAATTAGCTGCTGCAAAATCTGAGTTTGTGATCGTTGAAAAATTATCTAATAAAACAATATCACCTTGTTGAATACCATGGTCTCCTGAAAAGTTTATAGTAACCGAGGCAGATCCATTCGTTGTGCTAAACGCATTAGTGAGAGTTGTGGTAGATTTAATAGGGTGGATATCGTAGAACACACCACCTGAGTACGCATATAAAATTCTATTTGTTCCTATGATTGAAAACTTCTGACCAGCACTATTAGTAAACTGGTGTAATCCTCTGGCTGCACCAGTCACGTTGTCCGCACCTAATTGTTTCCAACCTCCTATTTTTTCAGGAAGCTGATACCTAAAACGGACATTATCACAGTCTACCCACTGCGCCTCTCCACCGGTAGCAGTGACCTGTTTATTTATTCCTGGTAAAAAAGATACCTTCTGTAACATAGATCTCCAGATTATATTAGATTGCGTTGATATTCAACGTTATTTGATTATTCCTAGCATAGGTCTTTTATCATACAAATTAGACTTTGCAAACTGTCCATCTGCATGATTATAGTGCAGGAATACTTGACCACATAATTTGCCTTGAAAAGGCTCTCTCCAGTGTTCTAACTCACACCCAGAGTAAATAAGCATATCCCCTGGTTTTAGGTCTACTTTTATACCTTTGGGTGCACCGGGCTTATGTATCTCTTTATATTCGTCTATGACGTTATTAGATCCCGTAGGATCGATAAATATAGGCCATGCATCTCCACCTAGGTTTAGTGTGGTAGATATCTCACAGCTAGGTCTGTCTTTGTGTCTTCGTAAGATATTACCTTTTCTATAAAGTCTTGTGTAAGAATAAGTAGGGACTAACTTAAGTCCTGTTTTCTTTTGCATTACATTTATAGTTTTAATAAGTAATGTTTCCATTAATCTATCACTATATTTAGAATAAGAATTTGGAACTTGTGGGTCATTAAAATTACCTACAAGTTTATTACCAGCATGAGTTATGTTATTGCTTAACATCCAAAGGTCAGCGTCTGCAGATATTTTTAAATATTGATATGCCAGATCTGCTACGTCTTTAGAGATGGCACCACGTATAACTTGATATTTATTTTTTTTGAAACTCATAATCTTTGTATACTAAATCATAACGCGGAGGCATGATGGTGTCAATATTACCATCTGATCCTCTTCTTACTTTCACATTTTTATGTGTAAATAATTCTTTGATTTCATCATCTGTTTTTAATTCACGTCCTTCTAATTTAAATGTTGGGTCATAAATATTAACAATAATAGGTATTGTTTTAATCCCTAAAATTTTAGCAGTAGCCATTCGATTATTACCAACAATTATTTTTATAAATCTACCATAGTCATTTCCCACCTCTGCATACAAAGGATCCACGATTCCATGTTCTTTTATAGATTTAACCAATCTATCTTTAAATTGTTTTTCAACAGTATGAAACTCGGGCCTATCAATATAAACTATTTTTTCGAAAGGAAGTTTAGTATAGATTAATTTTGTCATATCTGTATAAAATTATAAGATACAGATATTCTCCAATTTTTTTCACCTTTGTCCGTATTCATATTTATGTCAACACCATGAGGTAGCCAAGATGGAAAAAATATCATACGCCCTTCTAGTGGTTCGTAAGCACATACTCTCCATAACATTTCTGGTAAATTATCTACTCTCTTAGGCATGTGCATATTAGGTCCTGGTCTAGGATCTTCTAAAAATAATTTACCTGAGTTTTTTGGAACTTTAATATAATATACACCTGACCACATTGAGTTAGGATGTGTATGTGTTTTATTGTAACTGTATGTTGGATTAATATTAGCCCACATATTACCAAGCCCTAGTTTACCACTAACACCATAATCTTCATTACATTCGTAAGCCATTTTAAATAATTCATCGATAAGAGGTTTGTATTCTTTTTTTTCATTCATGTCTGTTGGGCTGTGCCAACCATAGCCAGAGTTAGTTTTCTTTTCACCCTTTGGAAATTTTTTGCGCCATTTTTTTATTTCTTTAAATAAATATTTATTAAGTTCTTTAGCGTTAGGTAAGTCTTTGTAATAAATAGCCGTTGGAAATAATATTTTTCTTTTAAGTTGACTCATTTAACAAAAACTCCATCTATAATTTTACCTTTTCTATTTTTAATATCTTCGTAAGCAACACTTAAACACTCCTCCATGGTTAAATTATTTCTTTTCATAATGTTAATCATAACAACCATCATGTCGCCAAGATCATCTCTTATATCTTTTCCTTTACAAACAGA